CGTGTCGTCGGAAATGGACGGAGCGCTCGTTCAGCGCGGGGGGTCTATTTTCGACTTCCTAAGGACAATGCCGAAAGGTCCACGGTTCTTACCGTCGAATTGGTTGTCCTTCTTGACGTAGTTTACGCAGTAGTTGACGGCATCCTGTGGTTTCGATTTCTTGATCGTGCCGTCTGAGTTCCTGGAGTGGTTGATGAAGCAATGTCCAAGTTTGGCTGTTGCTCCACCGCTGTTCTTCCAGCGCAGCTCGTCTAGGTAGTCGTTCATCTTCCGGTAGGGAAATAATTTAGGACAGAGAACGACTAGATGCATGTGGGGATTGATGTGCGTTTGGATATCGTTAATTGGTTCAGTTGGGCATTCGAAGAACCAGTATCCCCCATCACAGTGCTTAGACCAGAATGGCTTTTTGCGGAGGGCGCGGAGAGCCACTACCATTTCTTGTCTAGCGGTCATGATTGTCTTGTCAATCAATTTGGTATCGACCGATCTTATACCGAGCCAACCAAAGGTTATCATACGAATGTGGTGATGACGTTCTCTCTCGAACTTGAGGAGTAGGCGTCTTTGGTAGTTTTTGCTACGCTGCCAGCGTTTGAGTTCCCTGGCACAGGGTAGGCAGCGATTGGGGCGACAGCCCCATAGATACATTGCGTCTCGATTGCAACCGCATTGGATCTCGAGATTAGCTATTCCAGTTGTCTCGTTGATGATGAAGCAACTGTGGTAGATGAAGCAATTCTCACAGGTGAATCTGGGAGGGTTGTCATTATCTTGTATGTTAGCCCTCATGTGGCCATCGTCTTTTCCTACTGCTAGGAAGGCATGAGGGCGTCCAATGCAGGGGTCGATTTTCGACCCTTGTATTGCTCCCATGCTCGATTCTCAATCGATATGGGTTTATGGTTCCGTGGGGTTTCATTATAGGCCATCTTCGGGTTTCGTTTGGAGATGGCCCGTCCGCAACTGAATACGACTACACTCGATTATGCTAATGCGGAGGACGGAACCTTTGTGATTGACTGTGCCAGGGCGTTGTCGTTATACAACCGCCGCAGCTACAGATCGGGATACGTCTACAGCGTAGACTACATCGAGTATATTGGCTCCGTTGGAGACTTGGTGATGGTCGTTAAGATTCCCGAGAATTACAATACCCTGGGCGCGTACAAACTAGGATTCCATGTATGGAGACAACAGCGTGCAGAAGCGATTGACGCTTCTGGCATAGAGCCAGGGAGATGGTCTGATTTCAAACCATGGATGTGTATTGAACATAAGACCGGGGCGTGGTCTGAACTCGCCCCAGAAGGCATGAATGCGACATTGACGCTTGAAGCATTGGATCAGACAGGTTCTGAGTGGAACCGTGCTGACTTAGCTATTCATGACCTTGACCCAACCGGTGGTGCAACTACAACCTCAGTGTTGCCGGTGGGTATGCTGGGTGAGGACTCTGGAACGATTTATGGTGGCCTCATCCATGCTTGGGGAGAGACTCGTGCTCAGACGCTCTCACCTGACCCCCTTATCTTCGAAGATGCTGATCTCTCGTGGATAACGAGAACGGGGGCTACATCGGCGGAGATGACCTCCGACGTCATAGAGTTGATAGATACGGAGAATGATGTTCCTCCGTATGCTAACCAGGCAGATACTACTCTGGCGCCGACCTATGTCGGAAACGGGGAGTCTGCAGAGCGCGGAGTTCTCGTTGATAGATCGGTTGCGGGTTCTACTGGCCGATCGGTATCGTTGAGTGGGGGATTGATTCCCTTAGGCCTGTTGGCCGTTAAGACCACAGGTGGTCCTTTCACGCTGCGTGTACACATGACCCGAGGTCCCTACAAGGGTGTGGCAGCGATGAGTATGGGGTCCTTCACATGAGCGTTGTTCCTGAGGCGCTCGAGAAGGCCTATCCCCTGGCTAAGGGTGCGCAGATACTTGCGCTCATTAAGGACAATCAGTTATTGTCTGCAGCTGTATTGTTCATCCTCTGGCAAGCGGGAGCGATCAGCCAGGGGCTTGGAGTAATCGGAGGTGTGTGTTGATGGCGAGAAGGATAGTTTGGAAGAAGGGTAAGGTTCACTTGAGGAAATTGTCGAGTGGTAAGAAACAGAAGGGGCACTGGTCTTACCCGAATGGAAATAAGAAAGGCCGCAAGTGGAAGCGGGCCTGATGGTTGTTCGAAGTGTCTGGGATAGTGATATTTGGAAAGAGCTCTATCCGAAAGGATGGGAGAGTGTTAGGTATTCTGTTCATCCGGAACTCGTTGATAAGAGTTTGAAAGAATCCATATTCACTGAAGAAGAATGGGGATGGTTCAATCCTGTTCCTGATGATTCAATGGATTATGTGTTTGGCTTTGGCGCGGTTGCTGTGGTGATCGGCGGCATAGCCTATTTTGGAACACCTGCTTTGGCTGGTGTATTCATAGCAGAGCCAGGAACAATGACTGCAGTGTTTTTCCTTGGCGTAGGTCTGTCCAATTGGATACAGACGCAATACTAGCTAGTCACGGGCTTGGGGCACCCGGTTTAACTTCCTCACCGCCCTGTCCCCCGTGTCGTCGGAAATGGACGGAGCGCTCGTTCAGCGCGGGGGGTCTATTTTCGACTTCCTAAGGACAATGCCGAAAGGTCCACGGTTCTTACCGTCGAATTGGTTGTCCTTCTTGACGTAGTTTACGCAGTA